TTACAAGTCTCTAAATTATTTATAATTTGAGATATATCGTTCATTATAGTTTGGATATCGATGTAAATATCCGCTACTACAGAGCTCAATAATTTCAATAGTCCTGATATGGAATTAAGATCCTGTACTATGGTATCTATGAAATCGTTTATCTTTTTTAGAGCGTCTCCAAATCTAACGTTGATACCCACAACAGTGAATTCGTTGGGGATTGGCAAGCTCTTTAAAAATTCGGTAACTATAGTAAGTGTTTTTACCAACGTTACTGCGATGTTAACGTAGGATTGAGCGGCTCTAATGGTAGACAATACAGTTTGACAGAATTTTGTTATGGCCGATACTTGGATTCTTATAGTTTGCAACATGGGTACCAACTTAGACAAGTCCTTACCTATGATAGAGTTTAACTGCGCCAATTGTTTCTGTAATATAGAATTTGCAGCGTTATCTATTGCTTGTAAAGCCGGTCCAGTAGCGTAATTATAACTGGAGTATATGTTTATGGACTGAATCTTTATGCAGTGAGTTCTGGTATTATTAATAAAAAACATAATCTTTTGAACGTCCTTTTGCTTTAAATTGGGTAGGTCCAATTTGGAGAAAAAAGATCTGGCCTGGTTCAAGTACAGATTGCTTATTAATAGTATAGGAAAAGCTCCCAATAGTTCTTTGTCCGCTATAGAACCTTGGTACTTTGTATTGAAAAGATGGTTTAGTTGGTTTATAAGATCTACTATAATTCCCTGAGGATCTTGTAAGTCTTTAACGGGAATGTCCCTATTTTCTGACTTTATAAACTCGTCTATTGTAGATTGTATAACGTAAGACTGGTATTGGAGAGCGTAGGCCTTTTTTACTATCTGAGGACTGGTACTAATAGGGGGTAAGTTTGGATCGAATTTATACCCTTGGATGTTTCTCAATAGGTTAACTTGATAAGACAACAAGGAACACAGATCCAAAGAAGACACTGTGCCCAAGACTCCCAATATTCCTATGTCTGCTATTCTGTCCCTAACCCCAGCAGTCTTATATTCTCCAGGGGACAACACTTGAGTTCCGTTGAATACCTGATCGATATTCTTTTTGAACTCGTCCATCTTCTCGTTTGACGTTTTGATTGCCCCTTCAAATATAGTTTTTATTGACATTATCCTAAGTTATTTTTTTGTAAAAACACAACTTGAGATCTAGTAGAATTCTGAATAGCGTTTCTTATTTGAGGTAATTTAAGGGCCAAAGCATTCGCCGGTGCGCTTATGTTGGTTCTCAAAGTAGAAGGGACAGAGTACTGTACGTCTTTTGCTTGATCGAAAAATGTGGTCAAACTGTCTATTAATAGCAACAGTTCGTTGACCAAAGTATCTCCCAACAATACTGGTTCTCCCTTTGTATCCGCATCTTTTTGACCCAGACTTATGATTGGGGAGCTTATGGTCACTCTCGTCTTTGCGTCTATGTTAACTGTATTGATACTAGACAAACTGACTGCCTGTCTTCCAAATACGAACACAGAGTCTTTGTCTGCCAATAGAGTAACCCTATCGGAAGTTATGATGGCTTGATTGCCTATATATGGAAACTGCGGCGTGTACATTATTGTAAGCTATTTAAAACCAAAGAATCCTGACTAGCAGCGTCTTGGGAATCGTTAGAGATTGGAGGTTGATAATAGGACGCGATAACATTTTGCTCCTCTACTTGTACGTTAACGTTATTGAAGGAGTCCAAAGGATATTCCGAGATAGAGTTCAATACTATCTTTTGGCCTGCAGTTAAATATATAGACGAAGGGTCTGTGTTAATGTCCTCTACTGTAGTTGCAAATTTGTCTACCATATTAGAAACCTGACCTTGACCGTTTCTTATGATCATGATAGGATCTCCGTTGTTTCCTGCAGTAGACCAGTGATTAAACTGCCTCATTGATGGAGTAGTAGACCCAAATCTTATGGACTGACCAAACCTTGATTCTATTATAGTATCGCCTTCGAATGGAGTCAAAGACTTAATGTCCTTTTCTGCAAACGAATAACCCTTTGGAAGTTCTACGTTATCTGTTTGCGATTGTCCTGGATAACTTGGCTTCTTTTTGTACTGAGAAGTAAATTTTGCCCATTCTTCCATATTAGGAAAGGCGTTGTGATTCACAGAGTTCCACACTTGAAACGGAGGAAAGTAGAACATCCTTTGACTGTTGAAGTTATCGTTAAGTCCATGGAAAGGTCCTCTAGTTATGAAGACGATTTCTCCAATCACAGGTAACTGCTTAATTACGCTAAATATGGGATAAGCTTCCTTAGAAACAGATCCCATAGATATATTGTTTGGACTGTACAGGAACTCAAAGGATACCTTTCCTATATCGTCGTAAGTCTTAAAATTCTCGTCTTTTATATTAGGAGTTCCACTTTTGAATGGACCCAATACAATATCTTTTACTCTACCGATAATTATTTCGGGTGCACCATCATTGCCTTTAACGCTCTGTGGATTATTCCATGCCATTACTTATCGGTTAATTGTTTTGTACTCGTAGTTATGGTTGTAACTTCCTTCATTAATTGCTCGATGTCTTTCTCAGAAAGCAAGCCATCCATAGTTTCTCCCTCTTTTGCTGTGGCTTGAGCTGCCTTTTGGAATAAGCCCAATAATTTTACCAAAACTTCGTCGTTCTTTAGGCTAGAATCTATAAGACCCTTGATTTGCGGCATCAAAACTATAGCGTCACCAGGACCTTCTATCATGTCGGCTATTTCCTCTATTTTGCTTTTTATAGCCGCATCTTGATTGTTTTGTCTATTATAAACCTCTTGAACAAGGTCAGATATTTTCTTACCCGGAAATACTTCCTTTTCTAATTCCATGATTTTGTTTAGATATAAATATCTTGATCGTGATTTTCTATTTGATCCTGTAATATAGTCAAATAGATAGTTTTTAGCTTCTTTACCACTTTTGTTATGGTATTGGACTGAACGTTAGCGATCTCTTTTACGTAAATAAATAGGGCCTTTTTATTGAATACGTCTATGTTTTCTCTCTTTTTGAAGATCTCCAAGATGGCATCTGCGGCCTTGATTTCCTCTTCCTTTTCGAAAAGATCCATTAGATTATCGTCCACGTACTTGATAAACTTTTCAATTACGCTAAGTCTGTCTATTGTCTCTCTTTCTGGATCCAATACTAAACTTTCGTGGGTACCGTCTTGGTTGTCTATTTCTTCAACTTCGATCTTGGACACCATTCTCTTGTAGTTCTTTACGTTATAGATAATCAAGTATCTCTTTGCTATGGTACCAAAATACGAGTACGCTTTACCCTTGGACTGATCGTACAGATGAAGCTTTTGCAACAAGAAAGAGATAACCTCGTACTTAAGATCTTCAATATTGTCCACTTCGGTGTGATAGAACTTGAATGTATGGATAATGTTCTCTGCCAATTTATAAAAGGCATTGTGGATTTCATTATTGTATATCCTGTTTTTTTCCGCCTGACTTTCCGACAATCTATATCTCAAGATGGCCTCTTCTGCTTCCGAAGTAAAGTAATTGTTTTTAGTCTTTGGTTTTCTTTTTCTTGGAGCGCCTTTCTTGGTTAGTCCTAAGAATTCTACCTCTTTTTCTTCTGTCATAATTTATTTTCTGCCAGTGAATTCTTGAACTCTTTTTTGGACTTGTTTGATTGTTTCAAAAAGCTGTAACAATTCGGGGTCGGATTGTACCCACATTGTCATGTCTATTTTATTTACCAACGCGTTGAACTCGTCCAACATTACTACGGTATCATTGACAAAAGAAGACTGCGTAATTACAATCTCTTCTAGCTTTCTATTTTTCTGTAAAAGATTCCAAATGACGTATCCTATTACGCCACCAATCCATAAAATGATTGAAATAATTCCGATGATCATGATTAAATTTGTGTTTCTACCCTTGATGCCATTAGATCCGCTTGGTGCAATATGTAAGGTAAATTGCTTTTGATCTCAGACTCAGGGCTGTAGGTTATATAATAAGATTTGTTGGATTCTTCGTACAATCCGTCGTGTAATTTGATGGCCAAGAATTCGTTTTCGCTAACAGAGATATTCGCCTGTTGTAAATAGAACAAACTTCTATCGGCAATTCTCATGTGAGTAATATTGGGGTTATACTTGAAATGAGCTCCTAATTTTTCTACGTGCCATTGCGAATCGTTAGGAATGTAGAAAGGCTCTTCATTAGTGCCCAATTTACCTAGGTCGTGATTAATGGCAGAGAATACTAATTCTTCAATGCTATAATCTTTCTTCTGACCAAAGCGCTCCCATACTTTGTCCATTACCAAAGAAGCTTCTACGACTCTGTTTACGTGTTCTATGTATCCACCTGCAAAACAGTTGTGATGACCTTTTTTTGTAGACGCTGGACTACTTGCTAAAGTAACTTCTTTGTCCGAATAGAATTTAAGTAAAACATCTTTTCTGTCAGATGTAATGTACTTCTCAATGAACCCGTAAAACTTAGATAAGTTCTCTAGGATTTGCTCTTCTGTTAGTTTTTTCATAACCTTTATTTTGTTTAATTAAATTGTTGTTGTTCTTCGTTATTGATTAAGATCTCAATTTCAGTAAGCTTGTTTCTCATTCTTTCTAACTGTTGTTTTAAAACGTCTGGATGCTCTAATCTAGAGATTGACGATTCTTGTCCAGCAATTAAGTTAACTAATTCGCCGAATTTTCTAATAACTAAATCTTTGTGTTTCATTTTTATTGTTTTAATTTCTCTATCATTTGTTCAAGAGAAGCTTGTGGTTTTAGAATATAATCGCCTTTTTTCGTATTGATCAATTTAAGATCCTCGTAAGACTCTGCGACGTAATAAAGATCGGTGCCATTTACTACCATTGGATACTTGAAAGTATTCGTTTCTACTTCCAGTGAATCGCAAAATCCAGGGTTACTATCGCAATTAATCTCTTGGTATATTAATCCCTTTAACTCTGATTTTAATTTGGCGCATTGTTTGCAGCCTTTAAGCGTCGCTATTTTCATTGTCTTTAAATTCTTTGTCGATTATTCTCATGATTTCTATCCACATAATTTTTTCTTCGTCGTTCATGAAGGCAAATTGCATGTCTAGATAATTGTATATAATATCCAGATCTTCTTCTGTTATATTATCTATTATTATTTCCTCTTTATTCATTCCCCTTGGTGTGTCCCCTTTGGTTATTATCTTAGGACAAGATTAAATATACAAACGTATGGTATTCAACTAAAGAATATGTTTCAAGTGTTACTAACTATTTTTACACATAAGTTTTTTATTTCTCGTTTAAACTTTATTTAGTATATTAACTTAATATGGAACCACACGACTACGTATTAGGCTTATTGGAATCTTTGTTGGGCAAAGGCAAGAAGGATCGTCATACTTTCGATTACGCGTTCCATTGTCCTTTTTGTAACCACAAGAAGCCAAAGTTAATCGTCAACGTAAAGACAGGTCAATACAACTGTTGGACTTGTCAGCCGCAAACAAAAGGCAAGACGCCGGTTTCTTTATTGGTAAAACTTGGGGTAGAAAACGAGAGAGTTTTGGAGATGAAGAGCTACTTTAAGAGCGATAGGACCAAGATCGAAGACGATAGAGACAAGAGCGTTTTTCTTCCAAAAGAGTTCGAATCGTTTACAAAAAACGACGGGTCATTGGATTATCGTAGAGCTGTGTCCTACTTAAAAATGAGAGGAATTCAAGCTCCCGACGTACTAAAATACAACCTCGGATACTGTAAAACTGGACGATACAGAAACAAGGTCATAGTGCCTTCTTACGATAAAAACGGCAAGTTGAACTACTTCGTTGCGCGATCTTACGAGAAGGATCCGTTCTTAAAATACGACGCGCCTTCAGTTACAAAGACCGAAATCATAGGCATGGAGTACTTCATCAATTGGCAAGTTCCAGTGATTCTTTGCGAAGGCGCATTCGATGCAATCGCTATAAAACGCAACGCCATACCATTATTTGGTAAGTCGATACCTAAGTCTTTGATGCTTAAATTGGTCGAGTCCCAAGTCAAAACGGTTTATCTAGCATTAGATAACGATGCGCTCAAGGAAGCGCTGACGTACTCACAGACACTACTTGATCACGGCAAAGAAGTATACTTAATAGAATTGGAAGGCAAAGACCCAAGCGATCTGGGCTTCGAAAAGATGACGCAATTATTACAAAAAGCTAAACCATTAACGTTTGGAGATCTTCTATTGAGAAGGTTGCAAATAGGAAAATAAAATATGCACAAGATACAAAGCACAATCGAACTATCAAAGCTTAACAAGATATATCACGTAAGCGATGTTCACATTAGAAACTTCAAAAGACACGAAGAGTACAACAAAGTCTTCGAGAGATTATACAAGTACATAAGAGACACGTACACCGACGATAGCCTAATAGTATTGACAGGGGATATCGTACACTCAAAGACCGACGTTACTCCTGAATTGGTAGAAATGGTGCAAATTTTCTTAAGAAACTTGTGTTCTATAGGTAAAGTGCTAATGATTCCTGGCAATCACGACGCTAACTTAAACAACGCGCACAGAATGGATGCACTAACTCCTATCGTTAACGCGTTGAACGAGCCAAACTTAATGTACGTTAAAGACACTAGTCATTTTAAGATAGCCGACAAGACTTTTGTGCATTGGTCCGTATTCGACAAGGAAGACAAGTACGTTAAAGCAGATAAGATCAAAGCTGACTACAAAATCGCTTTATTCCATGGCCCGGTTACCGGAGTTCAATTAAGAGAGAACGCGCAATTACTAGATCAGAACTTAAATATTTCCGATTTTGAAGGCTTCGATATAGGATTGTTGGGAGACATTCATACGCGCCAATTTTTGGACGGCGAAAGCACCATTGGGTATCCAGGCTCTTTAATCCAACAGAATCATGGAGAAACTATCGGCAAAGGTATATACGTTTGGGACCTAGAAAGTAAGAAAGCCGAGTACGTAGAGATAGAAAACGATACGGCGTTCTACACAATCAACGTAGACACCGGAGCTTACGATCCAATACCATCTTACCTTCCTCAGAACTTGTATTTGAGAGTTAGGTACAAAAACACTACTCAGTCGGTAATTAAGGACATAGTCTCCACAGTAAAACAAACACGAAATGTGGTTGAGAGCTCCATACAAAAGGTAAACGATTTTTCTAATGCAGAAACCGGAGAAAAGAGACTACACAATATCGACGTCAGGGACGTAAGTTACCAAAACACCATATTGACCAGTTTCTTAGAGACCACTTTTGGAGAAGATACGGACTCAATCAACAGAGTATTGGAGATAAACACAAATCTTAATAAGCTATTGTCCAAGTCAGAAGTGCCAAGAAATTCTATGTGGATTCCAAAGAAGTTCGAGTTTGACAACATGTTCT